CCAAAAACATATTTATGCATTACTATTTTAGTTAACTTCATTGGCTTGTTTGTGTACCTGTTTGCAGCATCTAGTAGCTTATGAAAAAAGGCCGAAAGACCATCTAGCGTAGAAGTATCTTCCCATGTTGCGTCAGAGCCTGTGTCGATGCACTCTGGGGTAAAAACAAAGTAGTCCTCTCTATCATCTCCATTGGGAAGGTGCTCTAGATGGCTGTGTAGCTTACACTGTGTGTTAGAGCTGTTTATAAAGCTAATTATTCCCTCTGCATCTTTTTCTGTGACAAATTCTGGGGCTTCCGCAATATTGTCTGTATGCATTAAGTATTCGCGTCTACCAAAATAGGTTTCATTAATTTTTCCACCAGTCATTAGAAGTCCCAAAAAGATACAATAGAATATCTAGTACCAGAAGTTATCTCTGTTACTCCGTGAATGTTTTCAACACCGCCACTAAAAATATACATAGACCCAGCATTGGGATGTATCTGAATATTGTGCTCTGGGAAGTACAAATCACCGCCGAGGTAATCGTCATTGAGGTAAAGAATGCCAACATATTTCAGGTTATCAAATCCTTCTGTTGGGTTACCCTCAAAATCTGAATTGTCAGAGTGTGGGTTTGCAGATGATCCCACCTCCCATTTTTGTGCATGGATAGATGTAGGTATAACATTTTTATTATAAACTGTTGCCACAGCATGCTTAAGCTTTGCGTTAATATCTTCAAAGATTGAGTTCGGCAGTCCAAAATCTTGAGGCATAATGTGGCCTAGCTGTAATGGTGCACCACGTGATCCATTAAATGCAGTTTCACCCCACCGATCTTCTTCTTTAAAAAAAGAGACTAGAGATTCTGCAGTTGACTCTGTAATAAAGTCTGGAATTTCTAGGATTCTGTTTTGATCTACACCAAGCTTTCCTCTCCCATCCGTAATCGCCTCATCTTTAAAAAAGATAAAGCTGTCTGGATCGAGGTCTGGTATCAAGTACTTGCTAGTTGTTTCTAAAATGATCTGCATCCTCAACTTTCTTTTTCTTGTAGCCAGAATTATAAACTCTTCGTTTTTCTAGCCATAACCACAAATCCTTGCCATATTCTTCCACACCTTCACGCCAATATTCGGTTCCCTCGGAAAGTAGTGAGAAAAAGACACTAGCAAAATATTTTGGTCCAGAGGTTACTCTATTTACTGAATGAAAATAAAAGTATTCTTGGTCAAACATAAAGTCTGGGTGGCCAGCTGGAAAGACAACAAGATCTCCTGCAGTCGGCCTATAAACAATGCCCCTAACATCTAGGCTTTCTGACTCATCAAACTGCTCGTCTCTTTTTAGGTAGGGACGAGATAATCTCTTTTCTAAGTTAAAGACCATCTCTCCGCCGTCATAGTTATCATTAAAGTACATAGTTGTCGTTATAACTGGCTTTAGCCCAGGATTGTCGTGCATTGAAAAAGTGTAGTCCGTATGATAATTCATGTTAAATTCTGGATTAGAAATATTTGGTGCTGAAAGCTGGTGGTCATACTTATAGTATGCTGGTCCGTCTGCACGCCAATCCAAGTCTAGATCTAGTCCATAGTCTTTTGAATAATGCTGAAATGCTTTTTTTGGAGCATCATTAATCATTTTAACAAGATTTAGCTCTTTAATTGACTGTGGGTCTGACTCCGTCTCTAGAAGCTTATCTGCATTGTGATTAGGCAAGCCATCGGCTAGGCATAAACCCAAGTCATTCCATTGCATCCACTGATTATAGTAAACAAAATTCTCTGGATTTTTTTCTGACTCAATCAGCACATTGGTTAGCTCTTCGTGCCTAGGCAATAAATTTTTGTAGACTCTAACCATCGGCAACTCTGGAATGTCATAATACTCCAGCTCTGACATTAGTATAGACCACACTCCTTATCGCTAGCTTCTGTTCGTGTCTTTAAAATTTGCAGCTCTTCATGGGTTTTTACCCTGGCCTTAATACGTTCCAGCTCCATAGCCTCCCAGGCCTCTTCACCATACTTTTCCAAACTTGCGTTCCACTCTGGAGTGCCCTCAAAAGGAATCAAATGGTAGGAGCGAATAAAGTATTTATCGTCTGGGTTTTTTTCGGACTTGCTGGTTCTGCTTACTCCGTGGAAGTAGGTGCTTTCTTCTGAGAGAATATCTGGGTGACCAGATGGAAAAACCAAGACATCTCCAGCCTGTGGCCTATAAATATGAATTTCTTCATCTGGCAATGGCTCTTCTCCAAAAGAATCTGCCTGATGCCCAAGGGCAAACCACATTTCACCGCCCTCGTAATCATCGTTAAGATACATTGTGCATGTGATTGCAAACTTGTCTCCTGGCTCATCTCCACGAATAAAGTCGTAATCAGTGTGATATTTCATGCTCAGATAGTCTAATTGACAGTGTTCCATTTCGGAGTCATACTTGCAAATCGATGGCCCCATAGTTGTCCAGTTGTCTTCTCTGGTAACTCCATGGTATTTCATATAATGCTGAGTGGCATATCTAAAAGCATCTGTTATTTCTTGAAAAATACTTTCCTCTTCTGCCTTACGCTCTTGATCTACTAAGTCTGGATAAATTGGATTATACTCAACCTGCCCGATTGTTTCTCCAAACACAAACCACTTATCCCATTTATTAAAATAATAAGAGGAGGAGCGATCTTGTGCAGACTCTTTAAGTATTTCTACAAACCTATCCGCCCTGGGCAAAAGATTTTTATAAATGTGTACTCTGGGATAAAACTCTTCAAACTCTACACTCTCTAATTCTTGAGGCTCTACGGGATCAATTGCCCACTGTCCTCCCCTAACTATATTTGGCATCAAACTCCCCTAGCTGTGTGATTGTCCAAAAGAATGGGCAGGTATATCTTTCTCCAGCAGTAATTTCTGTAATTCCATGAATATAGTTCATGTCTCCTGGGAAAAAGTATGCAGCACCCCTCTTAGGCTTAAACTGAACCCCCTGATTGGGAAAGTATAGCTCTCCCCCCTCATAATCTTCATTGATATAGAATAGACCAGCTAGATCGTACCAAGGAAATGCGTTTGGCTTACCTGCATCTTCTCCGATATGAAGCTCTTTGTCTGCATGTGGGATCTGCAATGTTCCAGGAGTCCACCTTACCATTGCAGGCTTAGTTGGAAAACACTCAACATCAAAAAACTCTTCAACAACGGGCTTAAGCCTTAAGACAATGTTTGAAATAACAGCAATTACTTCCTCATTTGCCTCAGTAAGTGTATTCCATGTTGCAACCCTGTCTTTCCAATAAGATGCGTCATAAATCTGGACGCCCTCATCATTCCACTGATCTTCGGTATAATCCCAATGTTTATTATTTCTTATAAAATTATTTAAAAAGATAATCTCGTTTTCAGTTAGAAAGTTTTCTAGCTCTACAATATTATCGGCTGAATTGCCAAAATGTCCAGATGGAGTAATAGACTTTGGGTCTTCGTTATGCCTATAGAATTCACTATCCCAAAGCTCAACACCGCTTCTGAAGCTATCTGAGTTTTTATTAATTGATGATATCATAGCTATATTTTACCACAAACTCCTTATTCATACTTCCTACGTTCCCAAACTTCATTAAGATATACCCCGCCCTTGGGTGTACGGTACTTCTGAATGTTTTCCATATTGTCGTTGTAAATCTTCATGTAGTCTGGGTACTCGTACTCGGCCTTCCAATTTTCTCTCTTAAAAGGAATAATTTGCAAGAAGGGTGTGCCCTTGGGCAGAATGCCCTCAAAGTCTTTTGCAATGAAGAATGGAACTGTCCCAAATAAGTTTACCTTATCACTATCAATAATTCCGCTTGTTGTCTGAAAAGGCAGTTCGTATCTATTCATAGGCTGTATGTAAAGGGCACTGTAGCCATTTGGTAGCCTTACAGCCCACTCTCCGTACCACGCAAAATGAAACTGGTCATGTCCGTAAGGTACGGTAAATCCAGGCATTGGCGGCCTTTCCTGAACAAAGTTCGGAAATCTCTCATCCATAATTTCAACATGGGGGATACCGTGTTGGTCCCTTGTAAATTTTAAATCACAGGGGGTCTTAAATGCATAGCCAGTCTCCATACCGTCATAGAGAACTGGGCATGACTTCCAGCTGTGAATGTTGTTTCCCTCTTGGTCTTTATAATTGTTACCTGCAGGATCCTTATAGTAGCGTGGAGCTTGGCGGTACCATTCAGGGATTGTTTTACCAATTGGACCTGGATCGGTTTCATTGTCTTTTGGATCTACGGCATAGGAATCTGCAATAAATGTAACCTTTTTAGTCGTCATGCCTCACCTTCATTACAATCTTTTTTGACTCATGCTTTCCATCTGAATTACCATTATGGTCCACAGCATCTCTGTAAAAATGAGTCCACTTGCCAGCCATATTTAGCTCCATACTAACGTCCCCTCGCTCACGCATTTTAGTTTTCCAAGCATTGTCTTGCATATATGGTGCATCGCCATTTTTGACAATTAACTCATTTTCTTGAACAGAAGATGTTGATATTGGGATAATGGCGGCAATGGGAGTACCAGCTGGGATGGTAATTTCAATATTTGGCTCTGTGATCATCCATGCAATTGGAAGCTCACCCTGAAGTACAGAGGGGCTAATAATTGTAGACATGCACTGAGCACCTCTAATAAACTGATTCGGTACTGGCATTGTCAATAAAGAGAGGTCCTCTTTTTCTGGTGCATCAAATGTAATTCCAGTATAAAAGCTAATTGTCCTGTTACCTCTTCCTGGATGGGTATACCCCTCACCCTTTAGGGTTTTAACATGCTCTGAAGTAGAGTCGTTTACGCCATCCCAAATAAAGGTAATGTCTTCTGGAAAAGATATACCCCACCCAAGCCTATTTGACAAAGAAACTGGAAAACACTGATAGGCATGTCTGTCAAATGTGAAGTCCATCCAGTCTCTTTGCAGGGGTAGCTGGTCAATAGATGCTACGCCCCTAGTATACGCATTAATCTGCAATGCTATTCCCCGCTCTCTTGGTAAAACGCTTCATTGTGAAACTTGCTGGAATAGTCTAGCATCGTTACAATGGAGTACTTTGTACCGTCGACGACTGGCATGGCCCTGTGTGGATACATAAAATTAGAGGGAAATACAAAAAGATCTCCAGCCTTTGGCTTTACATTAAGACCCTGCATTCTAAAGAAAATTTCTCCGCCAGAATAGTCATCATTTACATACCCAACCAGAGAAACAGCACAGTTATAGGAATAGCCGTGATCTGTGTGCTCTTGGAAGTGTTGTCCTGGTCCATACTTTACAAAGTTTAACGCTTCCCAGTACCTCAGCTCACCAATATTAAATCGTTTTGTATAATCTTTTACAGCTTGCAGCTTTCGATAATGCACGTCTTCCCACAAAGACTGCAGCTTGAGAGATGGCTCTGACTGATCGTGCTCAATGTCTGTCTTTTTAAACTTTAAATCAAAACAGTCTCTATACTCTGGCATCTTCATTCCGTAGCCAACCATTGCTTCTGCATAGTTATAATTATTAGTAGTGTCTTGAACAACATCCTCTAGGCGATCAATAATTTTTAAATCTTTTGGAAGCACGTCATGATAAACCAGAATGCCGCTACCCAAATCAGTAATTGAGCTCCAAGTTTGCTCTTCTATTTTGTACCACTGCTCTAGTCTTTGCTGGTGGCTTTCAATATCTTGATTATTTTCCATTATTCCTCACTAGTATATTAGATTATTTTCTGCTTGCGTGTAGTCAAAATATTTGGCACCTCCACGATCATTATAGTCTGTCATGACTACAATAGAATACTTTGTACCGTCAACAATTGGCTCTGATTGGTGCTCATAAATAAATGTTGAGGGGAACACAACCAGGTCTCCAGCTTCTGGCTTAATTGTTAGATTAAACCTAGGGAACGTTAGCTCACCTCCAGAGTAATTGTCATTTAGATATGCTACTGCAGAAACGGTAGTCACATATGCTGGTCCATGATCAGCGTGGACAGCAAAATGCTTTCCAGTGCCCTCGTACTTTACGAAGTTAAATACCTCGTAATACCTCATAACGACGCCCCAGTATGTTCCATAATCTTCAACTCCAGGATATATGGAATCAAATGATTTCTTGTGTATTTTATAGAGGTCTTTGTTGTGTTCGTTTTCTGGACCTAGGTTGTTGTGACCAATTTTAAAATCTAGGCAATCTCTTGCTTTAGTTAAAACCTCATGACTTTCCGTAACCTGGGCACCCTCCCAGCGGAACATCCCAGAGCCATCTAAGGATGACTCAAGAGTGTCAATAATGTCTTTACGATCTTGTTCAGAAAAAACAGCCTTATAGATATTGATTCCAAGTGCTGGATTTTCTACAACAGTGCCGTTGCTTAGCGTTCTTACTGGCATTCTATTATGAGAGGTCTCGGACCTGTCTTTAGTGAGCCAAGGATTTTCATTTTCTATACCCATACAAAAATTATACCATAAGAAAAGGCCCGTCGCTTAGACGGGCCCTCTCTATGTTTTATTCACCTATTCTTCTGTGCCTTCCATCTTTTTTCCGAAGGTGTGCCTGTAGAACCTTGGGAAGAAAGGTGGGAAATGCGGTGGGAAGTGCGGTGGGAAGTGCGGTGGGAAGTGCGGTGGGAAGTGAGGTGGGAAGTGTGGGAAGAATGGGAAGAACGGGAAGAATGGGAAGAATGGCGGGAAGTGAGGCGGGAAGTGAGGCGGGAAGTGAGGTGGGAAGTGCGGCGGGAAGTGTGGAGGGAAGTGTGGGAAAAATGGGAAGAATGGTGCAAGTGTGGTAACATTACCAGACCATGGGGACCATTCACCTAATCCATTAGCATTCTCAGCACGTACCCTATAAGCCTGGGAGGTGTTAGCCTCCTGAGAAACAACTACAGAAAGATCTGTTGTTGATCCAGACTTAGAGTCATCTGACTCCCAGTAGTACATTGTGATCGCACTGCCACCATCTGCTGGTGCCAGCCATTCTACTGTATCTTCGTCTACCCCAGCGGTTGCAGTTGGTGCAGATGGGGCATCTGGTACGGTAGTAATTGTAGTTGCTGCAGATGGGTCCGAAGCTTCCGAAGTACCAGCTGCGTTTGTAGCGGTTGCAGTAAATGTATAATCTGTACCAGAAGCAAGCCCATTAACAGTAATTGGGCTAGTCGTACTAGATGTAATAACAGAATCTCCAGCGGTTGGAGCAGCTGTAACCTCATATGATGTTGCCTCTGGAGAACCTTCTGGCAAGCTAACTGTTACAACTGCCTGACCGTTGTCATAAGGAATATCTGTTCCAGTTACTACTACCGAATCAATAATCGGTTTCTTAGGCTCTAGAAAGTCATTCTGTTGTGATGACTTTCCACCTGCTTCTTTTCTAGCCAATATTCTCTCCTATATCCTATTAAGCCTTAAGGTCTCCATAGACAACCCAGTTGTTGGCACCACGCTTCATAATAGTAGCAGATGACCACTGGGTCCTTAGGATGAGTCCTGGGGTGGCATTTACTGTTACCCCTGTGTCTCCAGCAATTGTAACCTCTCCAGCTCCAGTTGCAAAGATGTCCATTGAAGCACCTACTGGCCATGTCAGAGCTGCGTCAGTTGGAATTGTAAATGTAGTAGCTGCAGCAGCATTCATCTCGACAATATTATCTTGGTGATCAAGAGTGTCAAGGGTGTAGCTTGCTGTCTTCTCTGTAAAGCTTGTTACAGAAGGAACGCCAGCCTTTGTCTGAGTACCATCTGAGAACTCAACTCCAGCAGCTGAGGCATCTACTGTGCCAGCAAATACTGGAGCATCTACAACGGATACCTGGTTTCCAGCTACAGATACGTTTGTACCAGCAGTTACGGCACCTGCACCAGCGAACTGATATACATCGATGTCGTCTGTACCTACAGTGAATGTAGCTGGGTCTGCTACGTGCTGTACCCAACCAGTCTGCTCATTAGTGGTACCATCTGTTACGAAGAAGTAGCTACCTGGGATCTCGTCTGCCTCGTCACAAAGTGGGCAACGCTTTAGGATCCAGTCTGTGTCAGTACCGTTACCGATCTGAAGCACAACATAACGACCATTCTCAGCCTTGTTAGTCTGGTCCTTTACGAGGATTCCGTCGTACTGATCCCAGCTAGTGATACCATCAATATCGAGGGTAGCTAGCTGTCCTAGGTTAAGCTGTGCGTCTACACCAGCAGTACCGTTAGTGTATGTGCCAGAAAGGTTAGCTGTGGTAGCTGCCTTTACTGCGGGGCGAGAAATAAGTCCAGCCTCTACACTGTCTACGTACTGCTTAGTAACTGCACCGAGTGCCTGTGTTGGGTCACCATTTAGAATTAGGTTTCCAGTCATTGTTCCGCCAGCAAGATCTAGCTTAGCGTCTAGAGCTGTTTGCTGAGCAGTAGAAACTGGCTTGTTTACGTCAGATGTATTATCAACATTGCTTAGACCAACCATGTTCTTATCAATACCAGAAACTGTACCAGTGAATGTTGGGTCGGCAAGTGGTGCCTTTAGTGTGTCTAGGCTGTCTAGCTGGCCCTGAACTCCAGAGGTAACACCATCTAGGTATGAGATCTCTGTAGCATCAACATCACCAATTGAGGTGGTAGATGGAAGAGAGACTGTGCCACTGAATGTTGGGTCTGCCTTAGTTGCAAGAGGTGCAATCGCAGTTGCAATTTCTGTAGAAATGTATGCGTTTGTTGGCACATAGGTTAGATTTGCATAGGTATCTGTTCCATTACCAATCTTAACCTTAATCTCTGCACCTCCAGTCTCTACATTCAAAGATCCTGCTAGTGGTGTGCTAGTGTCTCCAGCCCATCCAGCTGCGTCCTTTACTGTTAGCTTTGAAAGATCTGTAGAAACAGAGTAGTTCGTAGCTAGGTCATTTGTAACGCTGGAAATATCTGCAGCATTTGTAGAAATCGAACCTTCAATACTTGTGAGCTGGCTTTCAATCTCAGAAATGGTGTTATAGGTTGAGCCATTAAAACCATTGCCAAGGAAGCTTAGAGGAATGTATCCGTCTTCTCCAAGTCTGATACCAGAAACGTTCTCCCACTCTGAAGTGGTAGAATTGTACATAATAACGTTATCAGCTGCTGTGTTAGTTAAGGTTACGTCAGTGATTTCACTAAGCTCTGTAGTGTTACGAACAATTTGCCAAGCTGTTCTGCTGGCATCATATACGTATCCGTTATATAGATCTCCGTCTGATGGAGAAATCGGGAAGATGTGTCCGTTAACTCCTAGATCACCATCTGCGATGTCATCGCTACCGCCCATTTCAACCCAGACCAGGGTTTCATTTTCAATGTCGTAGTACATGTATGCATGTCCAGTTGA